CAATCGGCTAGAAATAGTTGAAACGGCTAGTTTGCGCCAGTTCCCGCTGGTTCGGGCTGATTCTGGGCTGATCGGCGTTGGTTCTTGTGTGCCACGATTGGAAACCAGCATTGAAAGTTATGCAGGTTCTTATGGTGATCAGGTGGCCGATTGGTCTGCGGAGTATTTGGGTATTCCGTTTATGGATTGGCAGCGCCATATTGCACACAATTTGTTGGTGCATGATTCGAATGGTGATTTGTTGCATCGTCAGGGTTGCCTGAGTGTGGCTAGGCAAAATGGAAAAAGTACTCTTGCATCAGCCGTTTTAGGGTGGTGGGCTACAGATTTTGCTGAGCAGCGCGGTAAACCGCAAACAATTATTTCGTGCGCCCATCGTCTTGATCTTGCTTATGAAATGTTCTTGAAACTTGCCCCGATTTTTGAATCGAAGTTTTCGGGCATTGTGTCTTGGTCAATCGGCCGTAATCAGGTTGAATTCCCTGACGGTACGCGCTGGATAATTCGAGCAGCAACACCTACGGTCGGTCACGGTATGGCGGCTGTGGATTTTGTGTATATCGATGAACTGTGGGCTGTGTCGAGTGACGCGGTTTCTTTGGGGTTGATGCCTACACAGCGCACAGCGAAATCTCCGTTGATGTTTATGACTTCAACTGCTGGTGATGAATCCAGTGTCGAGTTTCTCAAATGGCGTGAACAAGGTTTGAGAATTATTGACAGCAAGAAACAAGGCAAACTTTATTTCGCGGAATACTCACCGAAAAATACTGTCGACCCGATGAGCGTTGAAGCGTGGCACGCGGCGAACCCTGCGATCGCTGGCGGGACAATTTCGCTAGATGTGTTAGAGGCAGAATCTGAACAACCGAATCGAGCAGCGTTCATTCGCTCATCAGTAAATCTTTGGTTGGCTAGTTCACAAGGCTGGATTTCGCCCGGGGTTTGGGATGCGCTCGCTACTACTGAACCGATGCCGAATGGTGGAGTGTTAGCAGTCGAAGTCAGCCAAGACGAATCAAGATATATTGGGCTTCGTGGTGCAATGAATCCGCAAGGCAAATGCCAAGTCACAGTTGCATTCGTAAAAGACACACTCCAGGATTGCATTACAGCAATTGAAAACGAAGTACGCGATCAAACCACCAGACTGCTGGTGACACCAACACTTGAACTTTCAATGCCAGCAAAACTTGTTAGTCGAATGCAGATAGTCGGTAATCGTGAACTGATCAGATGGACATCGTTAGCGCGTAACGCAATCATTGAAGGCAAAGTTGCACATGACGGTTCAACCCTGCTGGCACAACATGTCGCCAGGGCGGTCGCGGTCAAAGTGCAGGGCGCGGTCACACTTTCATCAATTCGTTCGCCAGGCCCGATCGAGTTGGCGCGGGCTTTGTGCTGGGTTGTGGCGATGGCTTCAAAACCTGTCACGACAAGAAAACCGATGGTGTACACAGTGAATCGCTAATCTGTTATCGGGTGGCTGGCCGTTACCTGCTTTCTCGGTCTGTTGCGGCCAGCACCTATACACACTGTGAACTAGTCGCAGTGGCATACTTTGAGCATGCCTATATTTGGAACACCAAAAACTAAAGCAATCGCAGCAGCGTCTGGCGGTAGCGCATCGGCTGCAATGATCGGTGACTACTTCACATATACGCAGGGCGAACTATTTAATCGCGCAATGTCAGTGCCTGCATACTCGCGTGCAGTCGGCCTGATTAGCAGTGTTATCGGTTCGATGAAATTTGAAATGTATAACGAAATCTGGAATGAACAAACACGCGAAATGGAATGCCGATACATCGCGCCCCGCAGTTGGTTACGCAGGATAAATCCTGCCACCACAAACAATTTCATGCTGTCATGGACAGTCGCAGATCTTGTGACTTTCGGCAGAGCGTTTTGGTTTATTAGTTCGCGCACAAATGATGGCTACCCAGCGTCATTCAGTCGACTACCAGCCGCCATGATTACCAGCACCGATCAAACACAAAACATTTGGTTCAGTAAAGCATCAAATCTTTACTTCAACGGCAGTCAAATCCCGGTTGAAGATGTGGTCCAATTCTTGTCAGGGAGCGAAGGTGTTGTGTACGCATCGCAGCGCGTCATCAACACTGCAATCAAACTTGACGAAGCAGTATTCAGAAACGCATCATCAGCAATTCCATCAGGCATTCTGCAAGTGCAACCAAACTCTGAATCAATGTCAGCCACCGATCTCCAAGAATTGGCAGCGACATTCAATGAAGCACGCATGACACAAACGATTGCGGCGCTATCACCAGAAGTTCACTATCAAGAATTGATGACATCGCCCGACAAAATGATGCTGGTGCAAAGTAGTGAATTTATGCAAATGCAAATCAGTCGAGTGGTGGGAGTTCCTGCGTATTTGCTGAATCTTTCGGTGGGTTCATATGCCTACACGAATAGCCAGGAAGCGCGCCAGGATGTTTGGACATTCGCGGCCAAGAATGTGGCCGAATGTATCAGCCAGACATTGAGCATGAACCAAGTATTGCCAAACGGTACTTATGTCAAATTCGATATCTCAGATTTCGTTGACGGTGACATCATGCCAGAGCGATCAGATATGCCACGAAACGCGCCAGCCGACAATGTAGGCTCAGATCAATGATCAGATTTAGTCCCTCTCATCTCATCACGGTTGATGCGGCAGCGGCAGGCGAAGCGCCGCGCCGATCAATCTCTGGTGTCGCAGTCGAATGGAATCAAATTGCTGTTGTTTCGTCAGGCGAAAAAGTTATGTTCTTGCCAGGTTCTTTACCTGTTGACGGTCGCAGACCAAAACTTTACATGCAACACAACGCCGAAAAAATTATTGGCCAGGTGACGGAAAGAATTGACACGGGCGAAGCGCTCATGTTTACTGCATCAATATCGCAAACCGAACTTGGCAACGAGGCATTGACTTTGATGAGTGATGGCACGCTTTCAGAAGTCTCAGTCGGTGTCAATGTAGAGAAATTTAGTTTTGACAAACAAGGCGTAATGGTTATCGAGTCAGCCAGTTTCAACGAATTATCGGTCGTCTCACAGCCAGCGTTCGCCAGTTCGGTGATCACCGATGTCGCAGCGAGCATCCCACAAAGAGAACCCGAAATCAGTAATAATGATGAACAAGTCACAGAAAAGGAATCACCTATGGACACAGAAGTCACACCAGTAGTCGAGGCAGCATCAGCAGTTGAAAAATTGTGGGCTACACCAAAACGAGAATTTCGCATGCCATCCGCTGCCGAATACATCGTTGCAGCATTTCAAGGTGGCGAAATTTTCGCACGCATGAACGAAGGCATCCGCGCTTCAGCGCCCGATGTGAACACTGGCACACTGGATGGATTGCTCCCGATTCCAACGGTTGCCCCGATTTACAACAATCTTATTGGCATGCGTCCGATCGTTGACGCTGTTGGTGTTCGCGCAATGCCAACATCGGGCAAAGTGTTTATTCGACCAAAAGTTACAACGAATGTTTCACAAGGCGCAGTAACACAATCCACAACAATCACTGCAGGCCAGTTCATCGTTGACGATGTTCAAGTCACAAAAGGTATTTATGGTGGCTATGTAAGTTTGTCAGAAGCATCAATCGATTGGACTTCACCAGAAGTTCTCGGCGCTTTATTAGACGACATGGCTCGCGTTTACGCAAACACAACTGATGAAGTCGCAGCGATTGCACTTGCAGCAGGAACAACACAAGAAGAAACACTCACTGACGCAGATTCGCCAGCCGACTGGATTACTTTCGTCTATGCGTGTGCAGTCAAAATTCTTGAAGAATCAAATGGCAACTTGCCAACACACATGTTCATGACACCCGCATATTTCGCAGCGCTCGGCAGACTGGTTGACGATTCAGGCCGACCACTGTTTCCAGCAGTTGGCCCGATGAACGCATACGGTTCAGTCACACCAGGCAACACGGATGCAACAGCATTCGGCTTGCGCGTAGTGGTTGACCGATTCTTGCCAGCAGGCAATTTGATTGTTGCTGATGCGTCAGGCTTCGAGAACTGGGAAACACCTAAAGGTGCAATCAGTATCGAGAACCCATCACAACTTTCACGAACGATTGCATGGCGCGGTTACTTCGCATCAGTAATGATCGATGCAACTAAGTTCGTCAAGCGCGGCTAGTTAGGGCGGCCTTACCGCCATGACAATTTACACAGTTACCAGCAAACAACTATCAAATGACTACGCGGTATTACAAACATTAGAAAACGCATCGTTTGAAATCGGCCAAGAAATAACGGTTGCAACTGTTGGCGCGGATTTCAACGGCACAGTCGTTGTATACGCAGTGCCACAGTATTACTACATAGGCACAGACGGCAACGGATTTCCAGCGTTCAATCCAAACATCCCAATAAATAACCAGGTGATGTATGTGGCGGTTGGTGACGCAGTCGAGCGCGCACCAGCAACAGGCACAATTGAATTTGACCCGGTATGCGAATGGATTGATGATCAAGACATTCTGGACTGGTTAGGCATACTTGTTGCATCGGCAGAAGATGCAGCATTTGTAATCATTTGTGCAGAGGCCGCTAACGCATTCTGCAGTCTCAGAAGATTTGAAAACGGCTATTTTGACCAATTGAGTACAGCGCCATCATCGGCTGTAAAACTTGGTACAACAATGTATGGTGGCGCTTTGTATCGCCAACGCGGTTCAGCCGGGCAAGACTTCGCATCATTTGATGGCATGGGTCAAGGCACAACAAACGGACTATCACCGATCGTTAAACAACTGTTGGGAATCAATCGCGCTGTGGTTGCCTGATGCCAGCGAACTACACAGATTTATTCAACACAGCACTAGATGACCTGGCGGCGTTCTTAACGGAAGTCACGACTTTACAAGTAGTCACCGACCCGCGCAATATCGTGCCGCCATGCGTAATGATTTCGGCTTGCTCATTTGAGGCATGGAACAGCCAGGTTGTTGACATGTCATTCCCTGTAAGCATTGTGACACTTGGGCCAGCGAACCTTGACGCGATGCGCTCACTACTCAATTTGTGCTCTTTGGTACTTGGTAAGAATGTTGCAGTTACATCTGGGCGACCAACCAGCCTTGAAATCGGCAACGCCATTTATCCTTGCTACGAACTTATGATCAAACTGACATCCAAATCCACATGATTCCTGATTAAACCTGCTAAACCTGTATTAACGAAAGGCACAACCAATGGCTATCAATTATCAATCAACCCCACAATTTTTTGTGGATGGCATTGACCTATCCGCATGGGTTACAGCAGGCACAGCAAATCAGGCATTCGAGCCGCTTGATAAAACTACATACGCAATCGCTTACCGATCTTATGTGCCAGGCCTTGCATCAAATTCTGCAACGATTACTTTGTACCTTGACTACGCAGCGGCCGCAAGTTACGCAGCACTGCAACCGCTAGTCGGCACACAAACAGATATCAAATATGTGCCATCAGCATCCGCGCTTAGTGCGACAAACCCTGCGTTTGAGTTACAGGGATGTCTGCTCGCTTCGATGCCTGTGCTAAATATGACGTTGGGCGAATTGCAATCAATTGATTTGGAGTTCACTGGCGGCGAATTAACAATTGACATCACACCATAACGAACGGTCAACGACCGAGAAACGAGAACAATGAAAATCGGGCTTGAAGTTGATTTGAATAACGGTGAACCAGCGCAAACGCTTTACACAAACATGTTTGTAATCACCGAATGGGAATCTCTAGAGAACAGAAAAATCAGTGACGGTCGCGGCATGGGATTTGGTGACATGTGCTGTTGGGCGCACATCATCCTGAAACTTGCTGGCGCAAAACTTCCAGCAACATGGAAACAATGGGTTAAAGAAAATCCCGAAATGACAATTGTTAGTGTCGAGGACAAAACAAACCCAAACCATACGGGCGGGGAACTTACCGAAGGCAACTAGCAGAAATGCTGGTGTCAGTAGGGTGGTGGCCGCCGCAGATTACCTTTGACCACAGAGACTTGGTAACAGTCATTAGTGTTATCAATACACGGAACAAAGGCAAAAAGTAACTATGGAAGCATCAGTCAAAATCTTTGGCATTCAGCAAACACTGAAAGACCTAAACGACTTTGACAAAACATATCGCAAACAAGTAACCAAAGACATCAAACAGGCTGGCAATGCGATTGTGGCCGATGCTCGAAACGCTGTGCAAAAGTTTGAGAACTCTGCTGGCAACGGTGCGCCATTGTCCAGGATGTATAAGTATTCGTTAATTAAAGGCAGATCAATATTTTGGAGCACCAGCGCGGTGCAAAAAGGCTTTATCACTAAAGTTGGCAAGCGTGGCACTAAAGCCAAAACCGTAATGTTCAAAGACACATTTGATGCTGAAAACAATCCCCGTGAATCACACATGGTTTCATTCAAGGCCACACCATACGAACTTATGTCAATGCAACAAAAAGATGTTGCAGGCGCAATCTTTGACCATGCTGGTAAAAACAAAACAACAAAATTCACTGACACATTAAATCGCGAAGAAGGCCCAGCGCCCCGCGTACTTGAAAAGGCTGTTAACAAAAATCGTGAAAATGTTGTAAACGAAGTTGAAAAAATTGTTGACAAGGTGATGAAAACTTTGAACAAAAAAATGGTGGTTGAACATGGCAATTAGCATCCCGATTATTTCGTCACTCGACACAAAAGGATTTGACAAAGCACAAAAAGAATTTGCGTCACTTGATGGCGCGGGCGCAAAAACTGGCTACGCACTAAACAAAGCGCTAGTCCCAGCGATCGCTGTTGTTGGCGGTTTAGCAGCAGGTTTAGGTTTGGCTACTAAGGCTGCAATGGAAGATCAGAAATCACAGCAACTATTAGCGCTCGCATTAGAAAACACAACTGGCGGCACTAAAAATGGTGCGGCTGAACTTGAAAAATTTATTTCTGCGACATCACGCGCGGCTTCAGTAAGTGATGACGATTTAAGGCCAGCGATGGCGAATTTGTTGCGAGGCACACGCGATGTCGAGCGCGCTCAGGTCTTGATGGCGACTGCGTTAGATGTGAGTGCGGCAACTGGCAAAGATTTAGAGTCCGTGACAATAGCCATGAGTAAGGCCGAAAATGGGCAATTGGACGCGCTAAAGAAATTGGGTATTCCACTTGGCGAAAATTCCATTGCATTAAAAGAAAAAGCAAAACTAACAAAAGAGGTTGCAAAGTACACACAAGATTTAGCGGGCATTGAATACGATTTGAAAAATGGTTTTATTGATGGTGCTAAAGCAGCCGAAAAAACTTTGGCAATTAACGAAAAACTTTCAGCAACTAACGCTGAACTGGCAGAAGTAACAGCCAGAGCAGGTGATTTTACTCTTGATTTGTCGACACAGTTTGGTGGCGCGGCAGCAACGGCAGCAAATTCATTTGAAGGTCAGATGAAAGGTTTAACAATTGCGCTTGATGAAACCAAAGAATCAATTGGTGCAGCATTGTTGCCAGCGCTTGTTGGTTTGTTAGGTATTTTGAAACCTGTCGCGGATTGGGCACAAGAAAATACACAAGTGTTCTTGATATTTATTGGCGTGATCGGCACACTTGCTACAGCGGTGATTGCCGCCAATGTCGCTATGAAAATTTATGAAGCCACCTTAGTTGCCTTAAAATTAAAAACTATTGCGCTAAATGTTGTTACAACCGCTAACCCATATGTGCTGGTTGCAACTGCAGTGGTTGCGTTGACTGCAGCAATGGTTTATTTAGAAATTAAATTTCAGGCAATGTCACGCGCATTCGACTTGTTCGGCAATTCAATAATGGTTGTGACAGGGCCGCTAGGTGTGCTGATTGGCATGTTCAGAAAACTTGTTGACCTAAAAGATTCGTTTGGCAGTTTTGATATTGGCAATATAAACATTCCAGGTTTCGCTAATGGTGGAATTGTTACAGGGCCAACTTTGGCAATGGTGGGTGAAAAAGGCCCAGAGGCAATTATTCCGTTATCACAACTCGGCAGCATGAATGGTGGCGGTGTGACAGTGAATGTCACTGGCGGTCTGGCTACCAGCGCCGAGATCGGGCAGGCAGTAGTTAACGCCATTCGCGCTTACAACCGTTCAGCAGGGCCAGCACAAATTCAGGTTGCATAATGGCGGGCACAGCAGTAGTTCAATCTGGTAATTACGAATTAGAGATTGACACAGGATTTTTGCAGGATGCGTTCACACTTGATTCGGCAACAATGGGTATGCTGGACAATACTCAGTTCGTGCTTAACGGCACAACTAACTTTGCCAGCGTATTGGATGGGTGCGACAATGTGACAATTAAACGCGGTCGACAAGACATTGGCGATCAATTCAGTGCAGGCACAATGGCATTCACAATGCTTGACACAACAGGCGTGTTTAATCCATTCAACGAGGATTCACCCTATTGGGATGCAACCACTGAACAGCCAGGTTTAGCGCCGATGAGAAAAGTACGCTTTGCGCGGTACGACACAAACAATGACAAAGAATATTTGTTCAAAGGTTTTGTTGTTAATTACGATTACAACTTTGCGTTGGGCGGTATTGACACTGTCACGGTTTATTGTTCAGATGATTTCTATTTATTGTCACAAACATATTTAGATGAATTCAATGTCAGTGAACAATTGTCCAGCGCTCGAATTACCGCAGTTCTTGATTTGCCAGAGGTTGCATTCCCGATTGCTCAACGCGCTATCAGTACAGGCACACAAACACTTGGCGGTTCAGCAGCGTTCACAGTTGACAATGGCACATCGGTTCAGGCATATTTGGCGGCAATCAACCAGGCCGAGCAAGGCCGACTTTTCATGTCACGAACGGGTAATTTGACATTCCAGCCGCGTATCGGCAACACTCTCAGCAGTTCAGTTGCAGACTTTCACGATGACGGAACAAACATTCCCTACAGCGGGGTGGGCATATCGTTCCAAGCCGATCAGGTATGCAACCGCGCATCAGTCACCATTCGAGGCAGTAACAATCCGCAAGTTGCCGATGACGCTGCGAGCCAGACCTTGTATTTTATTCAAACTCAATCCATCACTGAGAGCCTGCTACACGATGACACAGCCGCGCTGAGCCTCGCTAACTACTTGTTAGAGCCTGAACCTGTAGCGCGGTACACATCGGTTGAGACAGCGTTTATGAGCCTTACAGGGCTACAGCGCGACCAGGTGGCAATCATTGACATCGGACAAACAATCACCATTGAACACACATTCACCACTGGCGCAACTACCAGCGAACTGGCACAGGAATTAGCAATTGAAGGTGTCGAACACACAATCAGTTTGTCTCAAGGTCATTCAATTGCGCTGTTTACTTCACCGACTGTGATTGTTTATGAATTGATACTTGATGACCCCGTGTTCGGTGTCATCGCCCCATCAGACAATGTTTTAGGGTAATCTGATTTTATGACTACAACGCCCTACCCGTTTGTTGCCAGTCAAATTTTGACTGCATCGGAACTTAATTCAACTTTTAATATCCCTGTAAACACTAAAACGGTTAATTATGTTTTAGTTGCTGGCGATGCTGGCAAGCGTATAAATATGAATTCTGCAAGCGCCACGACGATAACGGTTAATACAAGTTTATTCTCGGCAGGCGATAATTTACAGATTTCTAATATCGGTGCGGGCGTTTGTACGATCACGGCTGGTACGGCAACAGTTAATTCGGCGGGTTCTTTGGCGTTGGCACAATGGGGGGGTGGCACGCTTTATTTCATTAGTGCTAGTGCTGCGATTTTTTTTAATGGTACTGGTGTTCAATCTGTTGAAATAGATTATTTAATTGTTGCTGGTGGTGGTGGTGGCGGTTTTAGTAGCGCTGCACAAGTGGGCGCGGCTGGTGGTGGTGGCGCTGGCGGTCTGGTAACTGCTAACAGTTACGACATTTTCGCTGATGTGACTTATACGGTTAGCGTAGGCGCTGGCGGTACTGGCGGGACTTCGACAACTATTGCTGGTCTGTTAGGTGGCAATTCAAGTTTTGATGTGATCACTGCATATGGTGGTGGTGGTGGTGCAAGTAATGCGACCATTGGTAGTGGTGGCGGTTCGGCTGGCGGTATGTCAGCGGCGTTTACTGCAAACAACACTGCAGGAAATAAGTGTTACACATTGGCGGCACAGGGCAACGATGCAGGCGGTCATTCAAATAATGGTGCTGGCGGTTCAGGTGGTGGCGGTAAAGGTTCAACAGGATTTCCTGAAGCAGCGAATGATGGTGGCGGTGCTGGTGGTACAGGTGAGTCAAATTCTTTGTCAGGTTCAGCAGTCGTTTATTCGGCTGGCGGCGGCGGTGGCGGTTTCACTTCAACATCAGGTGGCGCGGGTGGTTCGTCAGGTGTTGGCGGTGCTGGCGGTAATGGTGGCGCGGCTGGCGGTAACGCTACAGCGGCACGCGGTTCCGGTGGTGGCGGATCTGGTACACAATCCAATGCCACAGGCGGCAGCGGTTCAAACGGTGTAGTAATTATTCGAACAGCGGACACGGTAGCGCAAGCAACAACAACAGGTTCACCAACAGTAACAACA